TATGAATTCACAACAATTGACCAGGTTGACATGTTTTTCAAATCATTGTTTGCAAGCAAAGAGCTTTTAATCCGGGAAACGGGCGAAATCAGGCACGTACCGGCAAGCAAATCAGAGTTTGTAACCATAGATCACATTGCATTTGTAACCAGTATCAGAGACTACTGCCAGGAATATCTTAATACTTACATCACTGATCCGGACCCAAACTGGAGAGAAAAGATAAAAAGTGAACTATGACACACGGTTCTTTATTCAGTGGGATTGGTGGCTTTGACCTTGCTGCCGAGTGGATGGGATGGACTAACGCTTTCCATTGCGAGTGGAACGAATTTGGACAGAAAATACTTAAATATTATTGGCCTAATGCAATAAGTTATGGAGATATTACCAAAACAGACTTCACTATTTGGAGAGGAAGAATTGACATCCTCACGGGCGGATTCCCCTGCCAGCCCTTCTCAATGGCAGGAAAGCGAAAAGGCACGGAGGATGAGAGACACCTCTGGCCGGAGATGCTTAGAACAATACGGGAGATTAAGCCGACCTGGGTCGTGGGCGAAAACGTTTTCGGCCTTACTAATTGGGATGGAGGGTTGGTATTCGAGCAGGTGCAGGCTGACCTGGAGGCTGAAGGGTACGAAGTACAACCGTATGTTCTTCCAGCTTGTGCCGTCAACGCTCCCCACAGACGGGACAGGGTTTGGTTTGTTGCCCACTCCACGAGTATTGATGCCAGAGGAACCGGAGGATTGCCAAATAATAGGAACGAGGGCTTTCAGAAGAAAAACGGGGAACGACTTTGGGATAAACTTGAGTGTAATAGCTCAATTCAACCTTCTTCCGACACCCTCAACCCAAGAACCGGGGAGCGGTTGCGAACTAACGGAAACGGGGAGGAGAAAGACGAAAGACGGGCAGAACAGTCACAGTCTGAACTTAGGGAGAATGGTGGGTCTTCTCCCGACACCGAGGGAAACAGCGGCACGGGACAACTCAATCAGGGACAGTGGAAAGGGCAATTTAGAGGATGTGATAGCCAAATTATTGCCGACACCTGCAACAAGGGACTGGAAAGGGGCGAGATCAACAGAAGCATTGGAGGAATCGGGACGGAACGAGACAAACAGTTTGCCCGATGCTTTCGCCCAAACTGGCAAAACTTCCCAACTGTCTCCCCTCTTTGTGGAGGAGATGATGGGCTACCCGATAACCTGGTTGGTATCACCTTTCCAAAGTGGAGAAACGAAAGTATAAAAGCGATGGGTAACGCCATCGTGCCGCAGGTGGCATTACAGATTTTTAAAGCAATAGAGCAATATGAAAGCCTTAACCCCTGAAGAACTATTCAACCTACTTGCCGGGATAATCAAACCCGTGACTGAAAAAGAAGTCCTGATAAGACTTTGGGGTGACAAAGAGTCGTATGAGAAGTACGAAGTCCTGAATGCAATGATTGAGTATGCTGTGATGAAGCTCGAAATCGCACATCAGAAGAATATGGAAATCATAAAGGAGGTAATGAAATGATGCCAATAGATAACCACTGGAACTACGGTCAGGAGTACCGCAACCAGATGATGGCTCCGGAGTACGAGCCCGAGATGCCGAAATGGGATGAACTCGACTGGGAGAAAGGCGATTTGATTGACTTTGACGCTGAAGAAAGAGAGAGCTACTATGTAATGACCGCCGAACTTAACGGCGTGAAATACGAAGGAACCGGGATCTATTCATGCGGCGAATTAATTAAGGTCGAGGGCATTGAAATCTCAAAATAATCACTATCTTTAAACTATGGAAAGCGAATTTATTACAGGGTTTACGCCCATAAAACCGGAAGGTGATTATTACGATCTGAAAGATTTTATTTCTTACTCAGGTCTGAAGAATCTGAAAACATCTCCGGCACACTACAAGCAATACAAAGATGAACCGGCAGAAGTCGAGACTGATGCGATGGCTTTTGGTTCTGCCTATCATACCTATATCCTGGAGCCTGAAAAGTTCGAAGCAGAGTATTATGTTTTTGATGATGATGCAATCTATCAGGTGCTAATCGGTGAGGGCTTTAAATCGCCCCGGTCGACTAAGCAGTACAAAGAATGGCAGGAGAGTGAAATGCGTTTAATCGGTGATCGTAAGACCATTGATAAAAACGATTACACGAAGATCAAAGACATGCGTGAGAAGTTGATGGCTCACTATTATTGCCGTGCCTTACTTTCAGGCGGAGAGGCTGAAAAGTCCATTACTGGTATCATCCATACAACCGATGGCGATGTTAATGTAAAAGCAAAGCCTGATTACATTAAGCCTAACAAACATTTTATCATTGACCTGAAGACGACATTTGATGCCTCTGTTGATGGTTTCACTCGTGCGGCTGCTGACAATGATTATCATATTCAGGCTGCTTTTTACTGTGACCTGATGGAGATGATCACCGGCGACGAAAGGGGCTGGACTTTCTTTTTTATTGCACAAGAAAAGAAAAAGCCTTATGCGGTTAATATCTTCGAGGCTTCACCACAGTTTATCGGACAGGGACGTTATGAGTATGAACAACTCCTAAAACTTTATCAGATGTGTCTGAAAGAAAATCGCTGGCCGGGATACCAGGTATTTTGCCAGTGGAAGTCCGGCAATGTAGAGCTTAACCTTCCGAACTGGGCAGTAAAGAAAATTGAATTTTACAATCATAAAATCTGACACATGGAAAACCAAACACCGGCAGTTATAAAGCTGCCAACTATTCAGGATTTAGTTTCAGGGGACATTGACCTGAAATGGCAACAGAATGAACTTAATAAACTCTTAAATGAGGAACCGCCAAAGGCATGGTTAAAAGATCATCCAATGGCAAAGAACGTGAAGTACATCCCTATTGAAAGGGTTGAGTACATGCTGACCCGTATATTCAAAAAGTGGAATGTCGAGGTTCGTCAGGTGCAGGTAATTGCCAATTCAGTTGTAGTGACTGTCCGGTTGTTTTATCAGGATGTACTTTCAAATGAGATGCTGTGGCAGGACGGCATAGGTGCCGCACCTATTCAGACCGACAAAGGAGCCGGGGCAATGGACTGGAATGCAACCAAAAACGATGCAGTTATGAAGGCTGCTCCTGCTGCTGAAAGTTATGCTGTGAAAGATGCAGCAGAAAAGATCGGTAAACTGTTTGGCAAGGACATGAACCGGGCCGACAAAATAATGTATAATACGCTCCCTGAGGTTAAGCGGGAGGATAAACTTGCTGACCTTGACGAAGAACCAAAAACAGAATAATCATGAGCAACATTTCAGGAAAATTAAATTTGATGCAGTTAAAAGCTGCTATCCGTCGTATGGACGGAGCAAACGGACCTATTGATTGTATTGTGCTTCCGATTGAGGCAAACCATTTGTTCAGGGGTGAAAAGGGTATTTACCTTGACATCACGGCTTTTGAACTGAAGGAAAAGAAAGGAGAAAGTAAAGATACCCATTTGGTTAAGCAGTCGCTGCCCAAGGAAGTATATGAAGTGTTGACTGATGATCAGAAAAAAGCCCTGCCAATACTTGGTAATCTCCGGGTGTGGGGTGAATGGACCGATCCAGAACCCGCCTCAAGCATGGAGGTCAGTGATGAAATTGAAAAGTTGCCGTTCTGATGAAAAACCTCGACGATGAAGCCCAGATGACCGACAGGGAGAGGGCTTTTACAGACAAGCAGAAGATCCGGCAGACAGCCAAATGCGGAGATACCAGTGGGAAGGTCATGCTGACTATCCCCCGCCTCCGGGCGACGTACTTTTTCAAGTCAATGAAAGAGTTGAAAGAAAAGCGCAGCCGGTATGAGTTGTTTGAAGGTGAGGGAACGGTGAAGTGAAAGACACTGACTACACGAAATTAATTGAACTTACCCCTGTGGGTGGTGGTTATCTTCCGGTAAATGAGGCTGCTCATTCGCTGTTAGATAACTGTCACTCCGGGGAGGTTCTGACGTTTCAGGAAGTGAGCGCACGGGACCTTAATTTTCACCGGGCTTACTTTTCTTTGATAGGCTATATTTATGACTGGCTCCCGAAAACATTTAAAGAGACAATCCCTAAAGACCGATTCTATCAATTTTTGAAACATCTGAAAGGTGAATACAAAATCATCTTTGAATTTAAGGATGGGACGAAGTTTATTGAATACCAGTCAATAGCTTTTGGCCGGATGTCTCAAAAGTCATTTGAGGAATATGTGCGCAATCAACTACCCTTCATTTACGGTGAAGTAATCCAGGTCCTGTATAAAGATAAGGCCACTTCTGACCGGGTAATTTTAGCGATTGAAGATGAGTATCAGAGATTTTTAAGCAAGCTATGAATCACGGTTCTTTGTTCAGTGGAATCGGAGGCTTTGATCTTGCCGCCGAATGGATGGGATGGCAGAATATGTTAGGGTTTGCAGATGTCAATTATATCTATTATCTTTGACACATGGGACAAAAAAGAAATCCTGTTTACGACAATGCTTATGCAATGTATCTGGACGGCCTATCGCTTCAGCAGGTGGCGAATGAATTGGGCGTAACCAGGCAGTGTATTTATAAGGCTTTTAGGCGAAGGGGATTTGTGTTGCGTGGTATTAATTTTAACCCTTACCAGTATTATGATGGTAAAAAGTTTACTCTACGGAATACAGGCTACTATTCGCTAACAACTGATGACAGATGTCTTATGCACCGATATGTCTGGGAAAAGGAAAAAGGTTCTATTCCTGATGGATGGGATATTCATCATATAAACCTAAATAGAACGGACAATAGGATAGAGAACCTTGAATGCTGGCCGAAGGCAGAACATACTCGTAAGTATTCACCACATAACAATCAATATACGAGAGGGAGGGTGCGTGTTACACATTAGCCTTTTTTCGGGTATAGGAGGATTTGAACTTGCTTCAGAATGGATGGGGTGGACTAACATCGTATCCTGTGAGATAAATGAATTTGGCAATAGGGTTCTTGAGTATTATTGGCCTGATGCCTATCACCATAAAGATGTACATACATTGACTTATGACACAATTGACATTGAACTTACAAAACGATTTGGAACCCACTGGAGAAACGGGGACATTGTCCTTACCGGTGGGTTCCCGTAGCTGTGCCAACCCTTTTCAATGGCAGGAAAGCGAAAAGGCAAAGAGGATGAGAGACACCTCTGGCCGGAGATGCTTAGAGCAATACGGGAGATTCAACCGGACTGGGTTGTGGGCGAAAACGTTCCCGGCCTTATTAATTGGTCAAAAGGGTTGGTATTCGAGGAGGTGCAAGCTGACTTGGAAGCTGAGGGGTACGAGGTCATCCCGTTTATACTTCCAGCTTGTGCCGTCGACGCTCCCCACCGAAGGGACAGGGTCTGGTTTATTGCCCACTCCCTGTACAGTAGAAACGGACAACCACGAGAAGGTAATAGACAATATGAGCAGGGGATTAACATTAAAAAGCAGGGAGGCGGGTCACAACATTCAGAACAATTTAACCAATATGGGGACAATGGGTCTTCTTCCAACACCATCGACACAAGAAACAATATCAGACTG